TTTGAGAAGTTCGGATAAGGGAGAGTACCTGTAACAAGGTGCTTTCCCTTTTTCTTTATCTCTCGAAAGGAGGAAAAAATATGCAGCAGTATCAATATGACGGTCCTGTTATGCGATTCGATGATTGCGTTCAGCATCGTTGGAAGGCAACTACTGTTGCTCCGACGGAAGCGAAAGCGAAGAGCAATCTCGCCTATCGATATAAAAAAGAAAACGGCTTGATGCCGAACACAAAAATTACTCTGCCCGGTAAGCTGATTCCGGCATAAGAAAGGAGATCACCCAGTGGAAGATTACAAATCTAATTCTGATAAGGCTCGTCAGGAGCAACAGTCAGAAAAGAAAGTCGAGGCGGTTATTACCGGGGCTGCAAAAACTCGAAAAAAAGGCGAGATGCAAAAATTCGCAGATGTCTTTATTGCAGAAGATGCAAACAATGTCAAATCTTATATTTTGATGGAGGTCATTGTGCCTGCTGTCAAGAAAGCGATTTCTGACATTGTCACTACCGGTATCGACATGATCCTGTACGGCGAGGCAGGTCGCAGCAAGAAAAATGGAACGGCGTCTAAGGTGTCTTACCGAAACTATTATGAACGGGACGCGGACAGAGTGCGTGCAGGTTCCGTTGGCAACAGACGCAATACACCTGATTATGATGATATTCTCTTTGATACCCGTGGAGACGCAGAAGCAGTTCTGGATGCAATGAATGATATCATCAGTCAGTATGGAACGGTGAGTGTATCCGATTTCTATGATCTCGCTCGTGTTCCCAATGATAATTTCACTATGAACCGCTACGGTTGGACAAACATTGGCGGTGCAACTGCGGTACGAGTTCGAGATGGTTATATTCTGAAACTGCCTCGTGCTATACCGCTGAATTGAAAGGAGAAAAATAATGCTTGAATGCAAAATTTGTGGCACTAAATTCAATGCCATTATCGAGAGACATTATATTGCTCGTGATAACGGAAAGACTGGTTTGGCAGTTGCCTTTGGCTCTACTGCCGAAGAAGGTTTATATGACACATTTGATTGCCCGATGTGCGGCTGTCAGGTAATCGCTAAGGAGCGTAAGCGTAACTATATTCCGTTTATTTCTACCGATGAGGAGGATGCAGATGATGACCAGATCTGAGACTCTCGATAAAGCAAAGGCTTGCGTATGTGGGCAGAGAGAGAACGAATACGGCTCTCCGGAAGATAACTTCACTGCTATTGCAGGCTTCTGGAGCGTCTATAAAGGCATTGAATTCACTGCAAATGATGTTGCCATGATGATGGCACTTCTTAAGATTGCACGAATCAGAACAGGAACGGCTACGGACGACAGCTATGTCGATTTGGCTGGATACGCTGCCTGTGGTGCCGAAATCAATTCTAAAAACTGAAAAGGAGAATAACAAACCATGAAAAATAAGACTGAAATTATGAAGAGCGTGAATGGCGTGACTTCCAAGGCCGTTATGAAGCTCAAGAAGCACAGCCCCGAGATTCTCGTTGTGGCTGGTATTGCCGGTATGGTCGTAAGTGCCGTTCTCGCTTGCAAGGCCACCACTAAGGTAGTAGAGATTCTCGATGAAACTAAGGGTACTCTCGATACCATCCATGATGGAATGGAGACCGGTGCAATCAATGGCCAGGAATATACGACCGAGGACGGCAAGAAGGACACGGTTGTTGTCTATGCTCAGACCGGAATGAAGCTCGCAAAGCTTTATGGCCCTGCCATCATTCTTGGCACGCTGTCCATTACCAGCATTCTGGCATCCAACAATATTCTTCGCAAGCGCAATGTTGCTCTCGGGGCGGCTTATGCTGCAATCGATAAGAGCTTCAAGGAGTATCGTGGTCGGGTCATCGAGCGTTTCGGCGAGCAGGTCGACACTGAACTGAAATATGGCATCAAAGCGAAGAAGTTCGAGGAGATCGAAGTTGATCCCGAGACCGGTAAGGAGAAGAAGGTCAAGAAGACTGTGATGGTCGCTGACCCTAATCTCCAGAGCGATTATGCTGTATATTTCGACAGCAAGAGCCGCAACTACGAAACCAATCCCGATTATAACCGCATGTTCCTCAAGGCACAGCAGGCATTTGCAAACGACAAGCTTCAGACCCGTGGTCACCTCTTCCTTAATGAGGTTCTGGACGATCTGGATCTTCCTCGTACCCCTGCTGGTCAGATTGTCGGTTGGACAAAGGATGGTCCGGACGGCTATGTTAATTTCCGTATCGTTGAGGTAGAGCGTGAGACCGAGGATGGTCGTCATGAGCCGGCGCTTCTGCTCGACTTCAATGTTGAGGGTAACATCTGGGAAAAGATGTAATCAACCACCTTCAGACTTGGACTGGGGGTGATATTTTTAATGTAAAGGAGTTTTAATAATGCGCATCAAACCACGAGCGATAGCCGCCGTTCTCTGCATGATATTCTTTATTGGTTTTGCAGTATGCGGTGTGGTTCGCTCTACAGATAAAGAAACATCGGAGATTAAGCAATCTTATCCAGTTCTTGCGGAGGCAGAGCCGGTGATTATGGCTGATCTTCTGATGGAGTCTCCTAACTTAACACCTGAGGTGAAGAATGAGCCGGACTATCCTCTTACACAAGAAGAAATCGACCTCATAGCACTCGTAACCATGGGTGAAGCTGAAGGAGAAACAGAACTGGGAAAACGCTTGGTCATTGATACAATTCTTAACCGTATTGACCATCCATCTTTCCCGGACACTGTGTACGATGTTATTTATCAACCCAATCAGTTCAGCGTGATGTGGAACAGCAGGATTGACCGTTGTTATGTCATGCCTGAGATTGTTGAGTTGGTAAAAGAAGAACTTTTGGAACGGACAAATTACGATTGTGTGTTCTTCATGGCCGGAGGATACAGCAAGTATGGTGAGCCTTTGTTTCAGGAGTGTTGTCACTACTTTTCGAGTTATGACTGAAAGGAGAACATAAAATGAAAGCTTTATTTTCGTACATTCTTTCCACTATGGCAGGGCTTTGCCTCGTAGGAGGCATTGCTGTTCTCTCCGGTGGAAAGGAGTAAATAATGGATATTCTGGATGACTTCATCTCAACCGTCGATGCCATGTTGGACAGTCGGCGGAAAAGACACATTACTGGCGGGATTCTTCTGAGTGCAGCATTGCTGTTCGGAGGTCTCGCCATTACTGTTGTCACGATTCAAACTGACGAGGAGGAATACGAAGATGAGTAAAACTGGTTTTGCCATGTTCCTGGCTGGAGCCACGGTAGGCGCTGCGGCAACATGGCTTTGTCTTAGACGGTATTACGAGCAGATCACGCAGAAAGAGATCGATTCTGTGAAGGCGGCTTTTGCCGAAAGAAAACCCGTATTCACCAATATCGCTAAGAACGAGAAGGACAATGAAAAACAGGAAGAGAATCAGCACAAGGCAGATATTGCCAAGCTGAAACCCGACCTGGTGAATTATGCTGCCAAGCTTCAGGAAGAGGGCTATACCAATTACACGGAGCACAGCAAGAAAAATACTGAAGAAAAAAAGGATGATCCTATGCCCAATGAACCTTATGTCATCTCTCCGGACAATTATGGCGAGAATGACAATTACACGCAGATCAGTCTGGTCTATTATGCTGGTGACGAAGTCCTTGCCGACGATGAAGATGAAGTCGTCGAGGATATTGAGGACACTGTTGGCGAGGACTTTGCTGAACATTTCGGAGAGTATGAGGACGATTCGGTCTTTATTCGTAACGACCGTCTGAGATGCGATTATGAAATTCTCAGAGACAATCGCTCTTTCTCCGATGTGGCTGAAGGCTCCAACTACTAATAGGAGGATCGAATGACTGAATTTGAGCTGAACAATGAATATTTTGAGTGGATGTGTCAGCTCGTATGTAACGAACGATATAGCCGGAGACTGTCTTATCAGAAGCTTCTCCGTCATCTGCATAATATTGATTTTCAATATATGCTGCCAATGGACGGAAATCGAGCTGAAGATGGGATAGATCTCCGGTATCGTTTTGGCTATGAAAAAGAATACGAGGGTCCTATGATTTCCAGTTATCTGGATAACCGCCCTTGCAGCGTATTGGAGATGCTTATTGCGTTGGCGTTTCGTTGCGAAGAACACATTATGACCGACCCGGATATTGGTAACCGAATGGGACAGTGGTTCTGGAACATGATTGTCAGTCTGGGTTTAGGGTCGATGAGTGATTCTCGTTTTGATGCGGCGTATACGGACGATGTAATATCTCGATTTATGAACCGCAAATACAAGCGAAATGGCGAAGGCGGTTTGTTTACCGTCGAACGCTGCAAGTATGACATGAGAACTGTCGAAATATGACTGTGCACATGCTTATCCAGGACTTGGAGATTCGCAGTATGCGTGACGAGATCGGGAACCTTAAAAACGAAATCAAGGAGCTTAGAAAAACGGAAGGAGACTAAAGAACTTCGATGATCGACTTTTTAATGATTTCGACCCGTAGTACGAAGCGTGGTGTAATAGAAATCTATCCGAAGTTTATCATTAAGAAAAGCTCCGACCTAATGATTAGAGGCGGTGACTTCTATGCCATTTGGTTAGAAGACCGAGGTTTATGGTCTACGGATGAGCAAGATGCACTCCAGCTTATTGACCGGGAACTTGACAAGTATGCAGAGGAAAACCGCAAAAACTTTGATTCGAGTATTAAAGTTCTGCACATGTGGGATTCCGAATCCGGAATGATCGATTCGTGGCACAAATACTGTCAAAAGCAGATGCGAGACTCTTTCCACATGCTTGATGAGAAACTTATATTCTCCAATACTCCGACGAACAAAAAAGACTATGCAAGTAAGCGGCTGAACTACCCCCTTGAGGAAGGGACCACGGATGCATGGAATAAACTGATGTCCACAATTTACTCTGAAGAAGAGCGAACGAAAATTGAATGGGCTATTGGTTCTATTGTCTGTGGAGAGTCGAAAAAATTGCAGAAATTTATGGTTCTGTACGGTGCAGCAGGTACGGGTAAGTCTACAGTTCTGAACATTGTTCAGCAACTCTTTGAAGGATATTACTCGGTCTTTGATGCTAAGGCACTGGGTTCATCCAGCAACTCCTTTGCGCTGGAGGCATTTAAGACAAACCCACTTGTGGCGATTCAGCATGATGGCGATCTGTCTCGTATTGAGGATAACACCCGACTGAACAGTTTGGTTTCTCACGAACTGATGACAGTAAACGAAAAGTTCAAATCGACCTATGCAAACCGCTTCAAGTGCTTCCTGTTTATGGGCACCAATAAACCGGTCAAGATTACGGACGCAAAGTCAGGTCTCATCAGACGATTGATCGATGTGTCCCCTTCCGGAAATAAATTGAGTCCCAAGGAATACAAGGCGGTGACAAAGCAGATCGAATTTGAGCTCGGTGCGATTGCTTATCATTGTCAGGAAGTCTATCTGGAGAATCCGGGCAGATACGATGATTATATTCCCGTGACGATGCTCGGTGCATCTAATGATTTCTATAACTTCATTATTGATTCTTACCATGTCTTCAAGAAAGAAGACGGGACAACTCTCAAAGCCTCGTGGGAGATGTATAAAACCTATTGCGATGAGGCAAAAGTCACCTTCCCATTCTCTCAGAGGATATTTAAGGAGGAACTGAAAAACTACTTCCGGGATTATAAGGAGAGATTCAATCTCGATGACGGAACTCGTGTGCGAAGCTATTACATTGGCTTTCGAACCGAGAAATTCGAGGATAAGGCACTTACCGAGCAAGACGAGCCTGAGCATAAACTGATCGAGTTCTTAAAACAGAAATCGGTCTTCGATAGAGAATGCGCAGATTGTCCTGCTCAGTATGCTTCGGCTAAAGAGACACCAACTTCCAAATGGGATGAAGTTTCAACTAAGCTAAGCGACTTGACTACATCAAGATTGCATTATGTGAAAGTCCCGGAGAACCACATTGTTATCGACTTTGATATTCAGGATAAGGACGGCAATAAGTCGTATGAACTGAATCTCAAAGAAGCGAGTAAATGGCCGCCGACCTACGCTGAACTCAGCAAAAGCGGTCAGGGCATCCACCTTCATTATATTTATGCTGGTGATGTCAGCAAGCTCAGCCGAGTGTATGACGATCATATTGAAGTGAAAGTCTTCACCGGTAAGAGCTCGCTGCGCAGAAAGCTGACAAAGTGTAATGACTTGCCTATCGCAACGATCAACTCGGGTTTACCACTGAAAGGAGAAAAGCAAGTGATAAATTTTGAAGGAGTGAAGAGCGAGAAAGGGCTTAGAACGCAAATCAAGCGAAATCTGAACAAAGAGTACCATCCGGCAACAAAGCCCAGTATCGACTTCATTTACAAAATTCTTGAGGATGCTTATGCAAGCGGACTCAATTATGACGTGACGGATATGCGGAATGCTGTTTTGGCATTTGCAGCGAGCAGCACACATCAGGCGGATTACTGTATTAAGTTAGTCAACAAGATGCAGTTTAAGTCCGCAGACCAGTCAGCAGGAGCAAAAAATGATGACGCCAAGCTCGTGTTTTACGATGTTGAGGTGTTTCCGAACCTGTTCTTGGTGAATTGGAAAATCGAGGGCGATGGTAAGCCGGTGGTTCGTATGATTAACCCTACCCCGACTGAGATTGAAGAGCTGATGCGATTCCGTCTGGTTGGCTTCAACTGCCGCCGATACGACAACCATATTCTCTATGCTCGGCTGATGGGGTATACGAACGAACAGCTTTATAATCTCTCGACAAAGATCATCAACGGCAGCGCAAATTGCTTCTTTGGCGAAGCCTATAATGTGTCGTATACGGATGTGTATGACTTTTCCAGTAAGAAGCAGTCCCTTAAGAAGTTCGAGATTGAACTGGGTATTCACCATCAGGAACTTGGTCTGCCTTGGGACAAGCCTGTGCCGGAGGAGCTTTGGACTAAGGTTGCTGAGTATTGCGACAACGATGTCATTGCGACAGAAGCAACCTTTAATGCTCGTAAGGCGGACTTCACGGCTCGTCAGATTCTGGCAGATGTGGCGGGGATGTCCGTCAATGATACAACGAACTCGCTGACTACCAGAATTATATTTGGTAACAACCGCAAGCCTCAGGATCAGTTCAATTACCGTTTCATGGGTGACGAGAGTCAAATCTTCGACCCTAATGCGGATCTTCCGTTTACAATGGGGCTTGAAGACTACGACGAGTTCACACAGTTCGATAAAAACCATCGTCCCATCTTTCCTGGCTACACATTTGAGGGCGGTAAGTCCGTCTACAGAGGCGAAGAAGTTGGTGAGGGCGGCTATGTATATTCTGAACCCGGCATGTACAGCAACATTGCTCTGCTGGATATTGCATCCATGCATCCGAGCAGTATCGTAGCGGAAGAACTCTTCGGACCGGAATACACAAAGCGATTCAACGAAATTCTTCAGGCTCGTATCGCAATCAAGCATAAGGATTTTGATAAAGCCAAGAAAATGCTGGGCGGTGCATTGGCCAAATACCTGACTGATGAAAATGCAGCGGCTGATTTGGCGCAGGCTCTGAAGATTGCAATTAACTCGGTATATGGTCTGACCTCAGCCGGATTTGAAAATCCGTTCCGAGATAATCGTAACAAGGATAACATCGTTGCCAAACGAGGGGCCTTGTTTATGGTCAACCTCAAGCACGCTGTTCAGAGTCAGGGCTTTACTGTAGCGCACATCAAAACCGACTCCATCAAGATTCCAGACGCAACGCCTGAGATCATCAAATTTGTGACTGAGTACGGCAAACTGTATGGGTACAACTTTGAGCACGAAGCAACCTATGATCGTATGTGTTTAGTGAACGATGCAGTTTATATTGCTCGATATGCTACGGTTGAGAAGTGCTGCGACCTGTATGGGAAAAAGTACATCGACTCCGCAAAAGATATTTGCAAGGAGAACAAGAAGCATCCGTATGCATGGACGGCGACTGGCACTCAGTTCCAGATTCCTTA